TTCTAATGTATATGTTGAATCTGGTATCGGTGCTAAAAACAATTCTTCTCCAATAACAGAATATGCTCTTGGCAAGCCTGTTGCTGTTGTTGGAAATTCTTTTTTAAGTTGTATTGGTGTTAGAAAACGTAATGTTATTCTTGGGTTATTCATAACCTTTACATTACGAATAGTTCTTAAATCGGTTGGCAAGGTAACATAAGCATTGTCGGCTGTGGTAGTTAATGATGAGCGTGTATCTTGTGAGCGTGTTTCCAATTCACGAGACAATCTTGATTCCGCTAAATCAATAAAGTTATCTATTTGATCTGTTAAATCATCTCTTGCTAAGAAATTAGCTATTGATGTTTTAAGTTCTGAATAAGTAGATATTGCCATTATATGTTTCCACCGCCTGTTCTAAAAAGTTTATTGTCTGGGTCGTTGAGCCATCTTGCCCATGCTTTTTTATTATGCTTTGGGTCGCCTAATTTTTCAACTAAATCAAAATAAAGATTAGAAGGTAGCTCGGCAACGTGTTGTTGATGTTTCTGTGTATTACCGATTAAACTGTTTGGCTTGTAATCTATGCTTTTATCTTTAGCTAATTTTAAAATATTGTCTGTTTTTTGTTCTACGGAAACATGATGTTGTCCATCATCTCCGCCATGAAAATAAGTAGTCTTTTTTTGTATAGGGTCGTAATTTAATACTTTCTTATTTGCCATTTTTCTTCCTTGTAAAAAGGGAGTAGGTTTCCCTACTCCCTATAAACACTATATTAAGATGTGCTTAAATCTGTGACCATAGCATGAGCTTTAGGTGCTTTAACAATATAAGTCCACTCGGACACAATGCTAAATTTAGTCGCATCACCAGTAGGTGCTATATCTGAGACTGAGAACAATCTGTTTGGTAGATGTCCAACGCAATAATAGTCAGAATCCATTAGGAAGATTGTGTCATTTGGCATTTGTCTGTCAATAGTAACAGATAGTTGACCAAAGTCAGTTAGATACAAGCTAACGCTACCAATAATTGCAGCTTCTTTTGGAGCTGTCATTGTTAGTTGGTTAGTTGCAACTGAACCTGATGATAAATCAGAAAAAGCTACTTTATTAGCTGGTGAAACAACTAGAATATCTGGTTGTCCGCCATCTGTGTATGCTTTTTTCATTGCATCATCAATTTTAGCAAGAGATAGAGCTGCATTAGTACCTGCTTTGTCAGATACGTCAGTACCATCACCAGTTGGTGTTGTAGAAGCTGATATAAGATTTACGTTAGTCATATATGAACTAATCTTACCTGCTTTTCTTGGGTCTGATGCAGAACGAGCTTCATTTTTAACGAGAGCTTTTTCAATATCTCTACGTTGCTCAAGTCCTTTAAGAACCTTCACATAAGCTGTTTCTTTATCTCTACCTGCTTTATCAACTGCATCTAAAGTACCAGAAACTGATGCTGCTTGTACTGAAATTTGATGATAATTGCCAAGTCTTGTTGTTACAGTCGGATTCACATAAGAATAGTCTGCACCTTCTGCAACATAGTTGTCGTCTGCTGCTGCTGTTAGTTCTTGTACTTGCCATTCGTGGAATACGCCTTTTGTTACTTCTTTTTTCGCATTAGAAAAAATCGGTGTTTCTGCTGGATCGATACGAGTAATTACGTCTGATAAGTCCTCTCTCTCACCTATAGCATTTGCGGTTTTATATGTCGCCATAGTTTAGTCTCCTTGTTAGGTATTTTTGGTTAAAAGATAGTCCACAGCCGAATCCATAGATTGAACTGTAGAAAGTTTATTTAAGGCTTTATCAACCTTTTGTTTTTTCAGGTCACCACTTGTAGTTGGTTTGCCACCTTTTGCCATCTTAGGCGCACGTCTGACTTTCTTTTGAATAAGAGGTTTCTCATTCTGGAGTTGGTCAAATAAGTACGCTTTACGCATAGTAACAATAGCTCTGTGGTCTGAGGCTTGATTTAACTCTTGTTCTGTAAATCCTGCTCTCTTTGCCCACGTTACCATACTAGCTTTTTCAACTTCCGCTTTCTTAGCATCTTTCCATTCAGGAATTGCTTGTACTAACTTTTGTTGCTCTTGAGCCAAGTGTTTTTGAAACTCTACTTGTTGTTCTTGAGCTTGTTGTTGAGCTATTTGCTGCTGTGCAGTAGTAACTTGTGCTAATTGTTCCTTTTTATCACGCCAATCATCACGTTGCTTTACATATTCTAATGGGTCATCTTGATAAAGATTATCCCAATATTCCTTTGTAGGCTCGTTTGATGTTTGTGATGACAGTTGTTGGTTCAACTGCTGTAAACCTTGTTGTAGAGCCTGACGCTCTTGTGAAAGTTCTGATTGTAACTGTTCAACTTCTTTGCGTTGATTTGCTACTTCAGTTGTCTTTTTAGTATAATCAGATTGTCTTGAATATCCTGCAGCTAGTTCGTCAAGGGTAACATCTTTATCTTCACCATTAATTTTTACAGTAAAGTATTCTTGTTCCTCGTATTCTTCAGCTTCATCTTCAGATATTATTTCTTCATCTAATTCTTCCGATACATCTTCCTCAACAGCTTCAAGTGCCTCATTAGGTTCTTCACTTGTTGGTTCTTCTGTATCTGTAGTAGAAACTTCCACTTCTTCAATTTCTGTTTCTGGTTGATTTACCTCTTGGTTCGGTTCTGGATTATCTTCTGATTCCGTTCTGTTAAGAAGTAGGCTTGCGGCTTCCGCCATGTTGATAGGTTCGTTCCCAGTAGGGTTGTCGGCTGTCATTGTTTTCTCCTGTTAGACTGCTTTCGCTTGGTCTTAGTTTGTTAATCGGTCATTGGCTAATTTGCCAGTCATGACCACACTTTCTATGTGTTGCCTTACTGTGTGTAAGTTCTGCAACATCATAAAAACTTTTTCACGAGCCTCTGCTTGATCTACAGAAGAATTTTCCCATGCGTCATGGTATTGTTTCTCAAGAAAATCAAAAGTCTCGATAAGAATTTCGTTTCGTAATAGAGCTTGTGCTTTTTCACCTCTATCTATGTCTTGTCTTAATTTACCTTCGTTTTCCATTTTATCTCCTTTTATGTATATTGTGCTATTTCTTCTTCCGTATAACCTTTTTCAAGTAATGATGCTATTTCTTCTTGTGTTAAATATTGATTTTCATTTGTAGCAACAACAGCCCTATCTCCAAGTAAACCCATTGTGTCAACTCCGCCAGCTTGTGCAATATTTAACATTGTGTCAGCACCTTGCTCTGTATATCCTTGTGACAATAAAGAATTTTTATAAGCGTCAGGTGATTGTGAAACTTTACTAAGATTTGAAATATCTATTGTATCTTCACCATTTGCAACAGCTTTTAACGATAATAAAGTTGTGCCTTGTATTAAATCATTTGCCAACATATTGGCATCAAAACCATCTCTACCTGTATAATAAAATCTTTGAATATCATCTGTTGAATTTAAAATATCACCCTTTTCAGGATTATAATTTAATCTATTATCTGCAGTTTGTTCTGTTTCTTGATTACCATAGGTTACACTTAATGGGTCACGATTACCTGTTTGCACTAAAATATCACCTTCTGTTTTTAAACCAAAACCATCTGCAATAGTATTAATAGCAGTACCCATACCTTGTGATATTGCTGATGCTTTATCAACATTGCCTTGTTTAAATTTATCGCCACCCATGCCAAAATCTTCACTTGATGAGGTTGCTAAATCAAAACCACTAAAACCTGTTTTATTAGATGGGTCAGGTGCTAAACCTTCTGCAAACAATAAACCCATAGCAATAGCTGCTGTTAATGGATTAGTTGCAAGACCTTGTATTCCTGTTCCAAGAGTCGTAGTTATGCCTGAACCTCCTAATGCAGCAGCACCACCTGTACTTACAGTTGCTGTTCCACCTAATAACCCTGATGCACCTAAACCAACCGCAGAACCAAAAACATTTGTTGGTGTTGCTTCTTCAAGTGCAGCATTTAAACTTAATAAACCACCACCTAAAGATAATAATTCAGTAGGCGTTAATTGTGTTGCATTATTTAATGTTGAACCAGCAGCACCAAAACCTTCATTAAGAG